TTCTTGGGGGTGTACCCCTCTAGTAGACAACCCCGGTATAATTTTCCCGCAAAAAAAAATAAAAAAATAAATTTTAAAATAAAAAATAAAATAAATAAATAAAATAAATTATTCTTCTACTCTTATTCTATATAATGAATGAATAAATATATTAATAATAACATAACAACATTATGATACATAGTATAGCACCATACTACTATAGTATAGTACAGTACTGCATAGCCTAACTACTATCCGTTACAACCGCGCAATATAAATATAAATAAACTTTAACAATCTTTGTTGTTGACAAACAAATAATTAAATGATAGAATGAACTTAACAACATAAGATAAGTACTAAGGAGGTACATACTATGACTACTACCAATCGCAACGCTGCTATACTAAAGCGCACAACTCTTTTAATAGCAGGGCTGTTACTTTTAACTGGCTGTGCTAAACAAACAACTACTACTATTACTTCTAAAACCACTACCCCGGATAAGATTGAGTACAATATCAATCAGGATAGATTCACAGCGTTAGAATTCTCACAATGGGTTGTTGATACTGAACCAACTATAGAGGAAATGGAATACTTAATAGACAACCGTATGACAGCATACGAAGCAAGTAAGGTTATTGAAGCAGCTAACAAAGGAATGACAGCCGAAGATTATATTAAATCTAATACTTGACAACTAATACATTTAATGATATTATAGTATTAACAAGAGCCATTAAGGAGGGTATGAAATGAGAACATATGAAAATTTAGTAAAACGAATTAATTTAGTTGAAATTGCATATAGTGAAGTACCAAAACACTTAGACTATAAAAATGCTGTTTTAGCTTACCGAATGCAAACATACTTAAAAGCAAGCTATAAAACTTTAGCTTTAAATAGAATTAAAATAATTGATAAGGAGTAAAAAAAAATGAAAAAAGTAATATTTGGATTTAATAATAGTTTTAACATTCCAGTTTTAGAAGTTTTTGAGTTTGAAGATGACGCAACCGAACAAGAAATAAATAAAGAGTTTGAAAAGTGGTTATTTAATGAGCTAGATATATCCGGAATTGGCGGATATTATGAAGAGGTAAAAAAATGAAAAAAAAATATAAAGTAATTACACTATTTAACGCTATCGGAATGTCTTGCACAGATACTAATCAATACAAAACTGCTCGCGAATGGTACGAACAATTAAAAAAAGATAATTATGTAATGCTTTCAATCATGGTAAACGAAAAAGGAAAAGTTTTACACATCTTCGACCACACTAAAAAATTTAGTTATAATAGAAATTATGACTATTTCACTAGAAATGATTTGTTCTATGAGATATAAAGTAGTAGCATGGAAAGGCGGGTTAGTGAATAGTATTATTAAAACTGATAACCCGGCAAACGTTAATGAAGTAGCAAAAATGTTCAAAAAGACTGATGCCGATTTAATTGAAGTTTACGAACGCGGAAGTTTAGAAAGGAAGATTTACGGGTGGACTAAATGAAACAATTACATTTTACCGGGCGTAGCTACTGGTATAAAGATATATTATACACAATTATTTACGCTGATTTTGGTTATAGCCTTATTTTTAAAAATGGAGGTTTTTCAGATAAGAAAGCAGTATTTTTGTCAAAAAGCTATGAAGAACAAAGAGAGAAGTTACTTAATGATTTTGTTTCATTACGAGATTATAGACAAGGAGGAGATACAGAAGTATATCTCATGAGTGAAAAAAAGCTAAATAATTGGCTTTCTAAACATAAGTATGATAAAATAGAATTATGAAAGAATTAAACCTAATACCATACGCTATTAAAACATTCGGCGAACTATATAAAAAGCACTATGAAACTATTGAATATCTGATAAATTCGGATAAATTCAATAAAGGGGAATATTTCTTTTGGTATAGCCGTGCTAAAACACTAGAAAGGAAAGCTAAAGAACTTAACGAAACTTGTGAAACTGAACAAAGTAAACGGGCTTACATTAAAGCTAAAAAACTTAGAATTGAATTAATGGGGAAAATACAAAATGAACTACGGTAAAAATAAACACTATCAAAATAAACGCGGGCAAGAATTAAACGAATTTTTAAAAGCTACACTTTACCCGGAAGAGCTAAAAATTTGGTATATTTTACAAGCCGTCAAATATCAAGCTCGACTAGGAAAAAAAGACGCCATAGAAAAAGATCTAGCAAAGAAAAACGATTATTTAAACGAATTAGGTCTTCTTTATAGCGAAAAAACTCAAAAAGCAGCGTTACAATTTGTAAATGAATTTGTTGCTGAATTTGAAGAATGGGAGGGTAAAAAATGAAAGATTATTTAGCCGCTTTATTTGTGGCGTTAGTTGTATTTATTTGGTGGCTTTCTTCTGTATGCTTACTATTTTATATATTGCTTTCAATAGCTAAAGTTTTTATTTGACAACTTCCCTTATCTATGATATTATGATAATAGAAAGAGAGGTAACACGAATAAATAAACAAGAAAGATTAGATTTAATAACAGAAGCTAAAATAAAAGTTTTAAGCGTTGGTGTTAAAAATCTAACCCCGCTTATGGAAAAGTGGATAGACTTTTATAACCACATGTACACTAAAATAGAAAACGAGGGTTAAAAAAATGAACTATAAAATGTATTTGTATTTAGAAAGAAAATTACAAGGGGAAGCTAGAAAATGGACGCGCGATAGATTTAAACAATTAGATGTTTACACGGACGCTGCTTATAATTTAGTAAGTAAACCTTTAAATAAATTTGATTCTACTTTTTACCGTCATCTTAAAAATTTAAGCCCGGAAATTGCAAATTATTATTTTAGAAAGGTAAATGATGACAAAAACAGAAATTTATAGACTTAGTTGTGGTGTGTGTGGAAAATATTTCTTTTTATCATACCTGACTAAAAAATGGTACTATTGCCCAAATTGTGGTAATGAAGTGAAAGGAGTAAATAAATAGCTGATATAACACAAATTCCTGTAGACTTACAAAAGTACGGAAAAAAAGTACAGCGTAAAGTCTATGACAATATCGTAAAAGCAACAAACGAAGCTATCAAAGAGTATGACCCTAGACCGTCCGCAATGTCAAAAGATTTCTTTAAACGATTCAAATATAAAGGGAAGATAGGCGGCGCGTTCAATAGCGAACTACGTTCGGGGGTCTATGTTAAAAAAAGAGGGGACGGACAATATAAAATAGGGGTAAACATAAATTCATCTCAAATGGCGATTTTAGATAGTCGCGGTTGGGTCTTGCGAAGAGGTAAACAAAACAAAAAAGGGCTTCTAGTCCACGGCGCAACCAAAGAACAAAACTTTGATTTTAATGCTGCTGAAAGGAAAGTACAAAAAGCACGGGACGCAACACAAAGTGTTATTGATTCCGTACCACAATAAGAAAGGAAAAAAAATGAAAGTAAGCGAACTAATTGAAAAACTTAAAGAAATGCCGCAAGATTTAAACGTCATGTTATTCGACCATGAATATTGGCAGCATTACCCCATTAAAAATGCAGAAGTTACAAAAGAAGAATATGACACTACAAAAAATGAAATAGTTGAAATAAATTAAAAAAAAGAGCCGGGTTAATTCCTAGCTCTTTTCTATTTTTATTTTGGTGCTGCTGTGCTTGTTGCTGCTTTACCGAATTCCGTGTCTAATTCTACTTGTAACACGTTATCAGTTTTGAGCTTCATCTTAGCCCATTTGTCTTGATAACTTGCTAATACGCGGGTTGTACGAATGTAACGAATATTTACCCCGTCCGAAATGTACCAACGTTTTGTGTCTACTGTGTAAAATAACATCATGTCTTGAATCTCCTCTTCTGGTGTGTAGTTTGGAATAAATAACGAATTGTCGCTATTATTGTTTTGTGGGTTGCTTATATTGGCGTTATTTGACGCTCCTATGCGTCTTTGAAGTTCGTTAATGAAGTATGTTCGAGTAGCTTCTAAAGTGTTACCATGAACTGATACAGATCTAGCCGGACAACTTGTGCTAGAGAGTTCACGGTGTAATTTTACTGTGTCACGATTTGGGGTTAGCCCCCATTGTTTCATGTATTTAGCTACATCATCTAATACCGCTTGTTCATTTTTAAGGAACTGTGCTAAGTTCCCGCTAGATTGGCAAACCTCCCACGACGCGTAGTTAGCATTAGCGTAGCTATTTCCGGCGTGCCATGCTTTTAAATTGAAGTCTGCTGCTTGTAATCTATCAGTGTTTGACATATAAACATGAGCAAAACCCAATTCTTTGTTACGTGGTGGAAGCCAGTTTCTATAAAAGTTTGGGGTTGCGTAGTCGCTCCCGGCGTCATTATGAATAACAATGCCTTTAGGGTCGTAACCGCGTAAGCCCGCGTCTGTGATATTCATTGAATACCTCCTTTTTATTTTTCTTCTGTGTCTTTAGGGTCTAATACGTCTATTGTACCGTCGCCATTTTTATCAAGAATTTTGATAACTTTTTTAACCAATGGTGCTAGTACCGGGTTAAGTTGTCCGAACATAGTTAGTAAAGCTAAAAAATAGACCCCCATTAAAGCGTAAATAGCAAAGTTGACATAACCCCCAATACCATTTAAATAAGCCAATACTGACCCAATAACAGCCCCTACAACTGTTACTAAAGCCGCTAACATTTGTTCGTGAAATGGCGGTTTGATATTCTTACGGTAATAAGCTAAGTTAATCAATGGTAAACTGAAAACCATAATAACTAAAGTAATTAACTGAATGCCAAACTGTGTGTAAATTTCTTGAATCATTTTTTTGTCCCTCCTGCGCTTCTTGCGCTGTAAACTAAAAGTAATTTATTTGATTGATATTTCTAATTTTTATGTTATAGTATTAAATATTCGCCCCCTATAAATGTTTTTGGTGTAGCCCCGTCCGTGTTGTTGTTGTTTATTACTATAGTCAAATCTTTTTGAATAGCTAAATCAGGCTCGAAACTTATTGATTCATAGAAGAATGAACGCCCGGCAGCACCAAACCCCCTACCATAAGGAACGTTGTGAGCCGTATTCATTGGGTACTGATTAAAAAACATTTGCATTTTTGTAACTGGTTCAGGGAAAAACATACATCTTCTTATATTTGAATTATAAGCATAGGTGGTCATTTCTGTTAGTGTTGCTGAACCCCTAACCGGGTTTTTTATGTAATAAATCGGGCTAACAATATCGAAAATTCTACCTACGGCATGTGTTCCGCTTTCTAGCTCTCTTTTTACATATCCGTTTCCTGATTTAGATTTTACCAATAACAAGCTAATGGCTGCCCCGCCCTCGTTTATAGTTATAATAAATTGGTCGCGCTGTGAAGCCCAACTTTTACTTAACATTTTAAACGTGTCATACCCAAAAACATCTATTGTCTTATCTTCTTGCTTTGGCGTATTTTCTACAAAGAATTCCATTCCCTGTGAATCATAGGCTTCTAATGTAACTTTTTTCATTATAAAATTTCCCCCTCAAATATCCCCGGAACAATTAAATAACCTTTATAAACTTTTGTACAAGTATAAGTTATTTTTCCAAATTCTCTGTCTGACCCCGTAACAAAAAACGGAGTTATGTTATAAGAATTTTCATTAAAGTTATCTCTGATAGTATAAAGCTGATTCAAGTAAGTGAGCAGCGGTTCATTTTCACTTAGTGTTATTGTAAAGTCCTCCCCGGGTTCTGCGTGGTCTGATATTGATAAAACAATAAAGTCTAAGCCAGTCGGTTTTATATCTATGTTAGAACTTGAAGAAACGTCGTACATTGAAGCTGTTGTACTTTTAAAAATTTTATAACTCATTTTATTCTCCTATCGTGTATTCATAATTTATAAAATCGGCTGAAATTAACCAAGATTCTGAAAGTGCATAACCTAAAAGCGTCTTATTAGAAACTACGTTAAATCTATGAGGTACAACCATAGGTCTTTTTATTACATAACTTCTGTTCCTTGCTTTAGTAGAATAATAGAGATTAGTAAGTATTGCCCTATTTTCCAAAGTGTCCGCTGTGTTTTGTTTATCATCTGAAAAGATAGTCAAAGCCGCGAACCCAAGATAAGCACCATTAGGTCCGGGTGTGAAACCTGAATTTGAACCAAACACGAAACTACCGTTTTCTCCGATATCTAATAGTAAATAATGAGGTTGGTAAGGACTAACGTTTGAAGCTCCTGCCAAGAAGTATTGTTTCCATGTTGCTACTCGTCCGTTACCGTCTTTTTTTTCTGAAACAGCTCCGTCACTTATTGGGGCAGCCGAAGCCATTAAGGTCAATTCAGCCAAAATAACTTGGTCGACCGTCTTTCCGTACGCAAAAGTCACGCCACCTACTGCATTGTTTGAGTCAGTTCTTGGGTAAAATTGGGTAGTAGCAAGCGCCCCAGAAAATCTATACATAGCTTCACGCGTTTTACTTGCTCCTTGCCTAATAGTTTTAGTTTGTTGGTCTACTGCGTCCCCAAAAAGAACCGTTCTTATTGTTGGGTCAGGGTCTGCAGGGTTTCCGAATTCCGGTTTAGTGAATCTTGCGGTATTACTTCCAATAACTACGTCTTTAGAATAACCCTCTACCAATGCCCCGTCGCTGTACATTCCTAAAGGAAGTGTCCCGGCTTCATTTCCGTTAGCATGACCAAAAGCTACTTTTACCGCTGTACCGTAAGCAATCAAACCCGAAGCTTCGTTAGAAGTCCCGCTCGCTTGTATTCCTTGGTATTTATTGGGCGCTATTTTTGAAGCTATCCCTGCCCAAGAACCACTCCTTGAATCTCCCCAACGCTGCCCGTCTTGATTGTTCCTAAGTCCGTCTACTACAAAAGCGAAACTATCCGGCATATTCATAGCGTAAAATTCAATTTCTCTTCCGGTATCAAATTGCCAACGGTCACTAACAACTGTCACGATAACCTCCGGACTGCTTCGCCAAGATAATGTTCTACTTGTTAAATGATACATTTTTAAAGTATGAGCTGTCATAGAAGTCCCTCCGCTTCGCTGTAAAGTTCTTCCTCTTCTTCTTCGCCACGTTCAAAGCTATCGAGCTTCTTACTTTTAAGCATTGTATCAACGTTTTGTAAGTCCCCGGTCAATTCCATTAATTTCCAAAGTGTTTGTTTATCGGGCTTGCCCTCTTGTTCTGTTACTACTTCTTCTATTTGCTCCCGTTTTTTTCGCCCTGTCTTGGGGTCTTTCATTGTCACAAATTTCTTTACTTTCTTTTTAGTTGCTGTCCCTAACGCTACATCTACAAAAGCTTTCATAGCTGCCGGGTCGTTCGCTTCTTCAATTAGCTGCTGAATTGTTTTTACCATGTTTTTGTATTCCTTTCAAAGTATTTTTCTACGTAGTCCCGGTTTAATTCGTAGACTGCTAGGGCGTTTACTGCTGCGTCTACTAAGTCTATTTTACTTTGGTCTGATACTTTCACTAGACGAACTTGTGTAGTATCTTTATATTTTACCCGGGCATTCCTTAAATGTTGCTTCATGATTTCCGAATTATATAATAAACCTCTAGTTTTTAATAGTCTTTGTAATGACATGATATGCTGACTGACAGTAAAAGCATTTTGCTTGACTTTTTCCATTAGTCGCGCTTTAATTTTATTCTGTTCAAAGAGATATAAAAAGTTAGCTGAATAAGCCGGGTCATAACCAATACCAACTAAACCTATACGAAGTTCTTGTAACTTGTCGAAGAGAAGCTTAACGGCTGCCTGTGTGTCGTTCTTGTCCTCATCATGATAGAATGTACCAGAAAGGTGTTTATACTTGTCAGCGACGTTTTTAGGGCGTATTGGGATAGGGTAGATATAAAGCGTATCTTCTACCTTGGTTAAAAGTACGTTCCCCCATGTGTCCCCACTCAATGAGAAGTCACAACCTAAGACAGCCCACTTATCATAGAAAACTTTTTCAAAGTCTAAGTCTGTTACTATTTCAATTTCTTCGGCCGTAAAGAATGAAGTGACCGCGTTAACAGAAAAGTTAAAACGTTTAGAAAATAAGTTATTGGCTTTTATTGTGCTATGTCGTGCTGCATTAAGTTCGCGTGTGATAGTTTCGGTTGAAACTGTACCTTTTGCTTCATCTAAAGCCGGATTGGCCTTGTACCACTCGTTAGGGTCTTCAATTTGGCTATAATCATCTAATTCAAAGATTAGTCCCCATTGTTTGAAGTTATCCATTTCGTCATTATAACCGCGGAACGTGTCAAGCTCTTCGTCATAAGCTCCACCCCGAACCTTGTTATTTGACGTGATAGTTAATAGCAGCCCCTCATTTTTTTCTAGTCCCTCCCGAATAGTCGGTAAAGGGTTATTTGGGAATGTTCCGAACTCATCAACTACAGCTAGTTTTTCACGACCTCCGTTAAGTGCTGAATCTGCTGCTGAAACAATACGGAATGTAGCGCCCTTACTTCTCAATCTGCTAAGTGGGTTGATACTCATTGAATCAATGGTGTAACTAATATCTCCCTTTTTAAAAAGCTTGCTAAAAGATGTTCCGGGGTTTGTAACCAATCCATTAAGTGGCTTCTGAATACTTTCTATTCCTTTATCCACAGTAACGGACATGCCTATAAACTCCGCGCCCTTTTCTCCGGCAATCAATTCAAGCCCAGCTATAAATTCGGCTAACATTGTTTTAGCGTTACCACGTCCGACAATGGCAGCTATTTCGATAACCGTTAAACCGTCATAACAATAATAAAGCGAAAGAACTAAAGCGTGCCAATTTAAAACCTTGAACTTTTTACCGTTTGGAAGTCTAAAGTTTTTGTGTAAATATGCAATAATACGAACATATTTTTCTAAGTTAAATTTGTGAAACTGTTCCATGTAAACCATTTTACGAAGAACTTTTTCAATTTCTTTTCCCCATTTTCTTTGCAAGAAAACTTTTAAAATAGGATTCTCTATATCTTTTGGTTGCGGTCTTCTACTCATAGGCATAGGCTTTTTATCACTCATAGTTTACCCCCTACAAATAACGTTGCTATGTCTAAAGTATCGCCCCCTTTTTCCCTTGCCATGTGACACGAGTGACAAAGTGGCTCTAATGGTACGTTAACCAGTTCTTTATAAGGGTTTGAAACTTCTATAAATTTCTCCCCGTTTTCATCAGTTTGCCAATTAATCGGAAAAATATGGTGGACTTCTAACCGTATTCCGTAACGTCTACAATCAACACAAAAAGGGGTTTCATCAACAATTGCCGCCCTTTTAGTCAACCAACCGTACTTGTTAGTCTTGTAAAACTGTTTGTACTTTACAATCATGCTTGCCCCTTTCTATATTAATTTATTCTAATTCCCAAACGTCTAAGTTTCGCTTCTAATTCGGCTACTGCTTTATCCGTATTCCCGCCTGTTACGTTAATTTGAATAGCACCAGAGCCGAAGTTGGTAGCACGTGTAGGAGGTGGTGGCGGTTGGCGTCTTGTCGCTGCGTTAGCTGCGCTATAATGCTCTAGGCTTCCGTATAGCTGCGACGCTCTCAATGCTCCATAGTTTGACGCTATAAGGGGGTTAATTTTCCCGCTGTCGTCCCGCATTTCAATTTGTCTACCGTAGTTACCTACGTTTGAATTTAAACCTCTTAAACGCGCGCTAGCTGTATCAGTCCAACTAATAAGCCATGACAAATTACTAACTGCCCCCGAAGTGTCTACGTTAACATAGGTGTTTTTAGGAATGTTTGAAATTTCACTCCCCGCTTTTCTAGCTGCGCCCTCTACTTTTCCGAAACTTGGGAAAGCATTGTCTAAAGCGAACTTAGTTTTATCTATTCCGCGTTTTCCGGCTTCTCCTGTAACTTCCAAGTTACCGGTTGCTTTCCCGGCGTCTTCTACCTTTGTTTTGTATTGTGCTAAAGGGTTCGTAGATTCTTGAAGTTTGTTTATTATTTCTTCTTGTTTCTTTTTAGCTTTCTCACTTTGAGCGCTCCAACCTACAATAGTTTGCCCTAGTTCGTCGTATTTGAAGCCCATAGCTTCCAATTCGCTACGTGTCTTAGTAAGTGAAAGAACGTTACCAATAACTACTAAAACGTCCTCAGCCATGCTTTGAAGTACCTTGCCGGCTTTGGTTACCCATTCGGTCATTGTACTCATGATTCCGGAAATACCACCGTTAGCGTCAATAAATTCTCCTACTTTTTGCGCTGCAATTCCTAAGGCACTACCAAGCTGCGCCCCGGCATTTTGAGCGAATTCAGTTGCTGCTTGTCCGAACTCATTGAGCTTATCTTTAGAACCTACCATTTTCTCCATGAAAGCCTCTACAGCTCCGGTATAAAATGCGTTTTGAATTGACATTTTAACTTGTTCAAAAGTGGTAAATACTTGCGGTACTTTTTCCCCTTGTTCAATTAACTTACCTAAAGCAGCTTGTAATACATCACTTGTGAAAGCTCCGTCCTCCATTGCTTGCCGGAATGTTTCGGAGGTAACAGCCCCCTCTTTATTCGCGTTTGCTGCTGCTGTTAATTTCTCGAGGTAATCTCCGCCCAAAACTTGTGAGAGTTGCTCTGTTGAAATTTTACCGTTCTTTAAAGCGTCGTTAACCATCGAAACGTTAGTTTTAAGTCCTGTACTACTTTCCATGGCTTTTGCCATGTTTTTCGCCCAATCAGCTCCAAAAACAGTGCTGAAATTTTTGGCTGAATACTCTCCCTTTTTAAGCTTTTCGGAAACTTGTTCGGAGGTTATTCCGACATTGCTTAATTCGTTCTTTGCGTCAATCAAAGCATTTTTAAACTGTTTACCCAATGCCGTTTGTGACATTTGGTTAAAGTCTTGCGCCATAAGTTTACCGGCTGTCATTGCTTGACCTAAAGCAGTAGTGAAGCCTTTTTGCTGCTCTATGTTAGCCCCTACTGAATCGCCTACCGCATTAATAGCGTTAGCAATGCTAAAAGCTTCTTTACCGGTCACATCTCCATAAGCTGCCAAAGTAGCCGCCATTTGGTCTAGCTCTGATTTCTGCGCCCGAACTAATGCCGGGGCTTTTTTCATTTCGGCGTTATAATCTGCTAACCCTTTTTCTCCGTCTTTAAGCGTGTTTTTAAGTGTAAGGTTAGATGTTGCTAGTTGGTCGTAAGATTTCATGAACTCACTACCGAACGTTTTAGCAAGCTCTATCCCTTTTCCAATAACTGCGCCTATAGTATCTTTTAAGACATTGAATACGGCAGTCGCTCCGCTTGCAATGTTACCAAGCTTAGAAAAAGTGTCTAGCATTGAGCCGCCTGATTTAGAACCCTCGTTGTTCACTTCTGCTAAAGAGTTTTTCAAGTTGTTAGCTTCGGCGTCAGAACGCGCTAGTTTTGCCGTTAAGTCTGCTACCGTGTTAGCACTTGACCCGTCCATTTTAGCCTTGTCTAGTGCTACTTTCAAACTTGCTGAACGGTCTGTAGCAAGCTTTAGGGCTTTTTGTAGCCCCTCTGTCGCTCTAGTCCCGGCTGATAAGTCGCCGGAAATTTTCATAGCTTTATTTAGGCTGTTAGCTTCTTGCGAAGTAGCCCGGACTAAGCTATTAATTGTTTTTAGTCCTGCTTCTACCGACTTTCCGTTAAGTTCGGTATTAATAGTATAACTTTTAGCCATTTCTTAACGCCTCCCTTAAATCTTTTTTATCTTGTTTTTCCGGCGGGGACATTGCGTTGATTAAGTCTACTAACTCCCCTAAAGTTAAATCGTTTCTAGTTTCGTTTGAAATTCTTAACATTTCGCAACTGGCAATAAGCCCTAAACCAAAAGACAGCCCGTTGTTTGGACTGCCCTTTCTTCGTCTAGTCCCCTTTAGTCTTTTTTTGGTAGTTGGTCTTTGAAAAGTTTTTCAACAATATCGCCGGCAATTGGTAACAGTTCGTCGTATTCTTCTGTAAGAATAAACTCTTCGTAGTCTTTCTTAGTTAATACGCCAATTTTACAAACCGCGATTACTTCCCAAACATGACGACCGGCTACTAAATCTTCTACCGGGTTAGCTCTATCAAAAATTTGTTCATAAAGTCGGACGGCTCGCAAGCCTAATTTAAAATCATCTACTTTTAATTTTTCCATTTTTTGCCTTTCTAAGCTTTAAACCAATCATAGTCCAAATAGTTTGTGCTTTGTACACTTCCTATTTGTCCTACATACTTACCGATATAGCCCGGGTAGTCCGGTGGGTCAGCTTCGTTAGCTGATAGCGTCCAAGGAGTGGCTACCGTTCCCTCTTCGACTTTAGGTTTTTTAAGGTTAATTTCTGTTCCGTTGTTACTTCTTATAAAGAATTGAATATTATTATTTGGAAGTACATCTTTAGATATAACTGTGAATGTATATAGTTTCCAATCACTAGTTAGATTAATGTCTAAATTCCAAGGCGTATTGGTAGCAGTCCAATCGTTAAAAGCATAAATAGTATGCTGTCCAGTACCTTTCAACCAAACACTAAATGTGTAATTAGTATTTGGTTTAACTGTGATTTTCGTCATATTAGGTGTATCTGTATCAGGAACTAAAAAGAACCTAAACCAGTCTTTACTACCTTCGGTTGGGTTATAGGTTAAATAACTAAACCCTCCGTCTTGTGTTTTTTGGACTGCCGATTCTGGTACAAGAATAGAACCGCTTAGATTTGGAAATCCCCAAACGTTATTAAAATCCTTAGTGTTATCTCCTAAATTTAAATTAGGGTAAATAGTCGTGAATCTTTCTTGCCCGTCGGCACTCCACGACCAAGCTTTAAATAACCCCTCGTCAGGGTCATTAGGGTATCACGACATCAGACGGCAAGACAATTTGTTTATCTGTATAAATTTTATTATATAAAGCTAAGTTAGGGTCTGCGCTATTTGTTACATCTACTTCAAATTCAAGGAATGAACGTGATACCCCGTTTAGAATTGCTCCCGCAAAACCTTGAGCTGTTGCGCTAAAAGTAAATTCTGTAATGCTTGCTTCCCCTGTTGGGTCGTCAAATTCTGCGGCTTCTTGTGGCGTAGTCGCTGCCAATGAATAGAAGATTTGAACGCGAATTTTTTGCGTGCTAGGGTCTTCATCTTTCCATTGAGCGAATGCAATACCATAAGGCGCATACGCTTTAGGGTCGTCAGTGTAGACTTTTCGAGTAGGTTCGCCAACATAACCGAAGCCCAAAGAAGTTGTTTTAAACTCTCCCGGAATTTCTCCGATAGTAACGAATTCAAGGCTAGTAACTTGCGCCCCTGTTTTCGCCATATATACGCCGTCCATGTCTGCGCCGATAGTTGTTACTGTTTGTTCCGGCGTCTTCGTCAAGGAACGCCCTCCCAAGAGTTTAACGCCCGTACCGTGTGTTCCGGCAACAATAGGGAAAATCATTACACGCCCAAAACCATGATAAGCGGCTTTTAATAAATCTGCCATTTTTTTATTTCCTTTCCTAAGCCGTTACGGCTGTGTTGATAGCCATTGTTGGCATACCTTGCACTAAGATACTTCCTGTTAAGAAAATCTTATTATTATGAAGTTCTTTTTTAATCTCAAAATCAACATCATTTAAATAAAGCATATAAGCCCCGCGGACTGCTTCAAAAGCTACTAACTTAGGGTCTTCGATTTGAATCACGTTATCAAATACAGTCCCGTAAGTAGTACCCGAAAACTCTAAGGCGGTCGCCCGGTTTCCATTGAAAGCTTTAAAACTATCAACTATTCCATGACTTAGAAGCGCGTCCATTGCTCCGGTTGCTGTTGTAACTGTTACCGAGTTAGCTGTTGCATTTGGAATCATTGGCTTGACTGCTGCGTCACTTACTTCCGAAGTCGTCACGAACAACGAACTAATAACTTTAGTAGCTAAAGAGAAAATTAAATTACTCTTAAATACTTCGAGCTGTCCCGGTGTTTGATAAACTGACGGCGGAATTTGAATAGTTTGGGTTAATTCGGCAACTGTTAAAGGTGTGCCTTTATCGGCTGCCCCCTCCCATTTAGTTGCTCCAACTGGTGTGAACCACATGCCATTATTTGTATATGTCAATAGAGGGTCAAGCCCTGCGGCTGTAATAACTTCTTTTACTGTATTGTAAGTCATTTATTCCTCTTTCTAATAGGGCTGTTAGTTTCCGTTTCTTTTTAGCTTTACTCATTTAACGTATAACACTCCGTCTTTATCTATGTTAAGCACCCTATTTTTTTATTTAATTTTATCCCGCAACTGGTGGTGTGTAAGTACCGTAAGCAGTTGTTCCTTTATATTCCAATGAACCGGAAATAGGCATTTCAAAGAGATATTCTTTGTTGTTTTCTACTAAGATAGTTCCTTGCTCGAATTCCATACCACGCGAACCATTGGTCACATAGCCTGAAAGTGAAACGGCTGTCTTTTCGTCAACTGCTACAGACTGTACAAGGCGGTTAAAGCCAAAGTGTGTAGCAATAGTTTGGTTAGATACACCAACCGGGAACACATAGTTACCATTCTTATCTTTCAAGAAGCGAATAGCTGCTAAGTCGTTACGGTGGATAACTAGAGTAGAATCAGCAGCTTTAGGAGTTGCTACAGAAAGTTTTTCTAGCAATTCTTGAATGTTAGTAGTTCCAGTAACGTTTGTAGCCCAAGCGTCCCCTACTACTGGGTAGATTTGTGTTTCAGAAACTCCTGTTACTCCACCCATGATGATAGCGCGGTTGACTGCCATGATTACCATATCAGGCAAACGGTTCATAACGTAAGTAAGAATCGCGCCCGCAATGTCAGTTGCGTTTGAGTTCATAACAATTTTTGGAAGTTTGATATATTTATACACGTATTGAGGAGTAAGAACACGGGTTTGCAAAGTAATGTTACTTTCCGTTTTGTCTGTTCCTGTTGTGTGTCCTGTACCTTGCGTCAAGGCGTTATCTCCACCAACTACCAATGTAGGGAGGTTTTCATGGCGGATAAACGGAAGCAATGAACCCTCGTCATTTACTGCGTCTTGAATTCGTTTAAGGATTCCGGCAGGTGCTGGCATACCACTAATTCCACGTTCTTTAAGCTCTGCTGTCCAAGCTGCTTTAGGGTCTTTTGTCAATGAAGCGGACATGTAAGCTACTTCGGCTTCACGTGTTTTCAAAAACTCTGTAGCTTCCGGTGTCACTTTAAGAGCTTCAACCCCTAAAATCTTTTCAGATTCACGTTGTTTCATTAAGTTAGCAGCAAGTTCCGAAACTGTTTTAAGTGCTGCATTATCTCCGCCATTTTCGCGTTCTTTTAATTTTGCGTTCAAGTCAGCAGCCAACTTTTTGGCGTCTAACAATTCTTGCATTAAATTTTGGTCGAATGTCATTTTGTTTTCCTCTTTTTTCTTTTCTTCTCTGAAATAAGTTACAACTGCATTTTTATTTGACGGGTTAGGCGTTAAAGCCCCACCAGCCAAAATACATTTTTTGTAGTAGGCCACACCGTCCACTTCGCTAGCTTCTACCGGCTGAAATGTGACGCTTAGCCCCGCGCCTTTATCTATCGCTTCTTTCATGCGCTTATAAGCAATATCATTATTAGGCTTTGCTTCAATGTAAATACCGTCTTCACGTCCGATAACTTTAAATTTCGCAAGCTTATCTTGCATATCGTGACGATAATCTAAGTTAAAAGTTTGTTCACTTCCTACGTATTCGTCAAAAGCTCCCGGTTCAAAGACTGTATTGTAACTGTCAATACTTCCATAGTCTACTAATTTGCCGATTAGAACGCCGTCTTTAAACGTCCCCGACATCTCCGCCCTTACTTTCATTTGGCGCTTTCTCCTTTCCCCAACCATCAACACGGTTACTATTTAGCATTCCGCCGGTTGTCATAAATGATACAAAGAACTCGTCACGCATAGCATAAATTAAACTAGGTTCGTATTCTCTGAATTGTTCTAGTATTGGTTCAACAAATCTAAACATAACCGCGACTTTTTCCCCGTCTGTTGCTGACCCGTCAAGAATTTTATCACTGACGCTAAGCTGACTGGCTGCGAATGTTCTCATAGCTGCGAAGTCTGTTACATTAGAAGTTGTATAATCGGGCATCATTTGAGTTACATCATCTCCACGCTGAATATACGTATAACCGCTTAAAAGCTCCGCTGTGGCTAGCATGGCTTTTATCTTACTGTCAGATTCTTCTTTCATCTTCTCTAAACCTACGTCTATATCTGATGAAATAAAAGCTTTAATTGCTCCGGTATTATGAAGTTTCTTCATGACTGCGCTATAAGCAGCTTCTAACATTTTGTTCGCTTCTTCTGTATCTACCTCTACTAAAGGGCTGTCAATTATACCAACATCATAAAAAGGTACTGTCATAGTAACAGCGCTATTAAATGGGTCAGGTAAAGTGAAAGTCAAACGCGCTCTTAGCCCCTCAATTGTCATACTATCAGTAATTAACCAACCATAGGTAGGGCTTTTATAAACATAAGTAGTTTTATTGTGTAATGCATGTTTAACCAAACGACGTAGGAAAGACGGGTTGTTAGTTAATAGGCTTAAACGCTTTGCACTCGTTTTATAAGCACCTAAATAAGTCGCTATTGATTCGGCTACCTCATTGCGAACATTAAAATCAGTTGTTCCCGTGAATGGCGATTCGTCTTCAATTGTTACTTGTCTAATTATGCTTTCTTTGAGTTCGGGCGTCAGGGTTTCTCTTTTTTTAAAATTGAAAATTCCCATTAGCTCCCCTTTCTTCTTTTTGCGTTAAAAAAAAGGTTGAACTTAATCAACCCTATATCTATATTATATATGCTAAAAGATTTTATTTGAATGTTTTATAAAATGCTTCTTTAATTGCTTGCAAGATAAACCCGGCTTTTTCTTTTAATGTTAATTTAATTATATGGCGGTTTTTTGGACTTTTCCATTCGGTTGTTTTTATAAATTCCTTATAATCAATCACTTTATCTTTTGTTATTTCCTCCCCTAGCTCATCATTAAGCTGCTCTAGCTCGTTTTCGAGTTCATTGATATAGTTATCACTTTGAACGTTTGCTTCTGTGTACGCGTCATCTATTCGCCCCATGCCTACTAATACACTCATAACAATCAAGTCAAAGTCTTCATCATCATGTAAGAACCCTTTGTTTAAACAATTCTTTTCAAAACTTGAATAACTAGACTTTAGATTGTAACGGTCGCGTAAGTAGTCGTAACTATCTTGAAACGACCGTTTAACATCTTTGAATTCTGTTGTTGTTCCATCTGCGTGGTGTACATTAAGTAGTGTCATTGTTTTAAAGTCCTTTCATTCGTACAGCTTTAAGTATCAAGTAGGCTTCTGCTTCGTCGTCTTCTGTCTTACGTAGTTTCAAACCGTCGGCACGTGCTAAAGTAATAGCTTGCGCTTTGAGGTCGTCACGGACAACCCCGCGCCCTTGTCGCATTCCTAACATTGCGCGCCATTCACTAGGTAAAAACTCCATTAGATTTTCATGTTTTAAAGTAGTTGTAAGCATTCCATTAGCTTTAGCAAGTTTAATCGTGCTATCAACTTTACCGGGTTTTTTGTGAATAACTTGTTCAACTACTAAATTTACTATTTCATAACCCGCGGTCAATGCTTGTAAATCTAATTGCATTTGTTCCACGCGTTCACGCCACCCTAACGACTTACGGGGTTTAATAGCTCCGGTTACTATTTTGTCATCATCATAAACATAATAAGCCCAACCTGTGCAGCTCGTCGAAATATCAAGGGCTAGTGTGATTTTTTTCAAGTAATTCCTCCTAATTCAATATCTACGGCTGTCACAACGTGCCTATTTACTAATAGCAGCATTTGCGAACCTGTAGAATAATAACCCAACCCGCGGGCGTAGTCGTTTGCGTCGTTTAGTGTTCCGCTTGTAAAAATCTTTCTACCGTGGCTTTCTGTTTCTACTTTGAAGCTGTGAGTATGTCCCTTAACTAAATAATCAACCGGGTCATTTAGAATTGACATGTATTTTTGAATAATACTTTCGCCTTTACCTTTTTCTTTGTCACCATGAACAAATACTAAATGATGTCCCATTAAGTAAAAGTTTACTCTGTCTTTGTGATAGTCAAATAAGTCGCTGTGTAAGTTTTTATTATCAAGTAATGTAATTGTATGCCCGATAACTTCGGACGCCATAACGGCGAAACTATCGCCTTGTAGCGTCTCATCTTTTTTACTAAGTCTATCATGATTCCCCGAAATAGAACCCTTGTAAGTTACATCAAAATGTTGTGACAAACCATTGAGGAACTCTAAGAATAATTTAATGTATTTACTAAATTGTGTAGCTGTGTTAAATTCGGTTGTCGCTGTACTCGTAGGAATATGTAAGTAACTATTTTCGATAATGTCCCCTAAGTCAACTACATAGACTTTTGTTACATCAAATAATTTTAAATATTGAATTGTAGCTTTTAAATATTCTGTAACTCGTTTTCGCTGCGTTTCGTGGTTCATTTTATCCACTACTAAACCTACATGCCAATCTGACGGAGTAATAACCGCTGTATATTGTCCTGTGGCTTCTAGTTTTGCTTCTGTGGGGCTTTGTAAGTCTGTTAATGTAATTGTGCCTAAAACTTCTTTAAGCTCTGTAATTACGCTTAAATCGTCCACAATTGAACGCTTCATTTTATTAAGTTGTTGCTGCGCTTTTTGTTTTTGTCGGGTTTCGCTATAAATTTCCCCAACTTCTTTTTTAATTGATTCTAAGGGACTTCCGGGTGTCTTCTTCATGTAATAGCGAACTTGTTCTTGATACGCTTTGTCCGTCGTTACTTCGTAGCCCTCTGCTTCCATTAATTCGCGGAACTTCTTCCACGCTATCCGCCCGGACGGACTAGCCTTAGATAATTCTAAAGCTATAGCCGCGGCAGTTTTCATTTCATCATTTAACATTATTTTCGTTTCCCTTTTTTCTTTTTCTTGCCGTTCCCTTTCTTCTGCTGTGATAATTTACGTTTAAATGACTTGTCATAATTATCAAAAGTGCTAGGAATATACTCGAAGTCAATTCTGCCTAAGTCCGGGTCTGCGTCAGCTACTACGATATTAATTTTATCGCCCATATTGAAAGTTAAACCGTGGCTTTCTCCTACCATGCTATAAGTAAATTCATCAAATCCCATGAAATCATTTTCAATTGTTGCAATATTTACGCCGCCTTTAACTCCGTTTGCTAGTTCAACAATCAAAGCATTAGGTTTAATATTTACAATAGTTCCTAGATATTTTTTATCTAGCATGTTTTTGTAAACATATTCCGCGATAAGTTTCTTTTCTATTTCGCGTTCTGCGTCTACTGCTTTTCGTTCTGCCTTACTACTTTGTTCGGCAATAAGTGGAATTCGTTTTTCCCAATATCCGGGGCGGTGGTTTGTGACTTTTAAAATATCTTTAATTAAACGGTGTAAAGTTAAATCAGGATAACGACGAATCGGGCTAGTAAAGTGGCTGTAAGCTTCTGCTGCGATTCCAAAGTGTCCGATATTTTCGTAGCCATATTTAGCTTGACACATAGCACGCAAAGCGAAGTTACTAAGAGCTGTTTCTTGTGGCGTTCCTTTAACTTGGTTCATGAAAGTTTGTAATTCTTTACCTGTGATATTATCGCTCTTAATATTAAGTGTAACCCCTAACTGTTCAGAAATTGCCGCTAGACGCTCGATTTTGCTATCTATTGGCTCGTCGTGAACACGATAAATAGAAATGTTCACTAATTCTTGAACTGTCTTAGAAACGCTCTCGTTAGCTTGTAGCATGAATGATTCTATTAGCATTTCGCCCGTTCCACGTTCGCGCTTGCTCAAACCTTTCGCGCTTCCGTCGTCATGAGTGCTTACATAAAGTTCGCTACTTGCAAATTCAATTGCCCCTCGCTTACGGCGTTTAGCTAAAAGAATTTCGTGTAACTCTTTCATATCCCAAAGCATTTTATAACCTTTATCTTGATAAAAATGTAAATTATCTTTATAAACGCTATTTACTTGCGTATAAGTGATTTGTTTTACTTTTACAACTGCTTCAAATAAGTTTGTACTTTTAACATTTCCGCGGAGGTCTATTTCCATTTCAGCAGCTAGGGCTAAACGTACTTTACCGTCATTTAGTGAACAGATATTATTAGATAGTGCCGGGGGAAGCATTGGACTAACGAAGTCGGCTACATATACCGAAGTTCCGCGACTATATGCTTCACGGTCTAAGCTGCTACCCTCTGTTACGTAGTGTGAAACGTCAGCAATTGCTACTAAAAGTTTAAAGTTTCCGTTTGGTAATTTTTCAACACTCACGGCGTCGTCAACATCTTTTGTTGTTTCGCTGTCAATTGCAAAAATTAATTTGTCCGTTAAGTCTACGCGTCCGTCCCATTCTTCGGTAAGAACTTCACTAGCTACGTTTTTTACCTCCTCTAGTGTTTCGGTGTTAAAGTCTACTTTTACTAACTCTTCTACCATTCGGCGTAATTTAGGCTTAGTTTTCATAGGTTAAACCCTTTCTATTTATTTGTTACATTAAGTATAACATAGACTTAAAACCCTGTCAAGGGGTTTGTTTATCTTTTTGAAGTTTTTCTATTGTTCTAATTAATCTATTTCGCTTGCGTTCCATTGCTGCGCGTGTTGCGTCCCAATATTCCGAACCTAACATATTAATCTCCATATCAGTCACAATGAAATTCATATACAAAGGTTCGTCTCCTGTAGCTGTGTATTCATCATCTTCTTTGATATTTAACCCTGTTTGATTCAAACGCCATAACGGGGAATCAATCCACTTTGCCGCTATCGTTTGAGTTGTTCCAATTTTTTTCGCTGCTGCTTCTAAATATGTTACCATTCAAAAACCCCGCCTACTTCTTTAGATAAGTTAATTTCATAAGTCATATACGCGTCTTTTATTCCTGTAAAAGTTACGTTTACGTTTATTCCGTTTTCTGATAATTTTTGCAATATGTCTTCTAAAAAATCATCTGACAAAGTGAAGACAAATAAATTTGTTCGCTTGTTCACTACGCCACTACCGAAATATTCGCTTAATTGAAAACAAAAACTTTCGTTTCGGTAGCTGTTCGCGCTTGGAACTTTCCCTTTTGTGAAATTGTGATTAGTTAGAATTAGAGTTAAATCCACTAAGTTATTAATCAAAATACATTATTCTTTCTAGTGACTGTTAAATAAGTAAAACCTAATTTAGTTTTAATATCTGTCACGCTATAAACTTCATTTTCTTCCACGTCTAAAACTTCGTCCGTACTAATTGCACCTTTGCTTCGTAAAATATAAGACTTAACTAGTTGCGGTTGGAAAGCGTCGCTTCTATTTTCATATTTTGAACTTTCTCCTACTACGGTTAAATCTAACTCTTCGCCGTTTATTTCAAAAGTTCGTTTAGTTGCTACTTCCATTTTTTACCCCTTTCTTAAAATGGCAAATCATCATCACTTATTTCCATTGGCGAACCGCGGAACGGGTCGGGCTGATTTTGTCGCTGTTGGTTGTTCCGTGGGTTGCTTTGGTAATTGCCTTGTGGTCTTTGGTTCTGCTGCTGTCCGTAGCCTTGATTTTGTTGCTGCTGTTGTCCTCCTTGCTGCGCTCCGCGGCTTTCTAATAATTGGAAGTTATCGGCTACAACTTCGGTTACATAAATACGTTGACCTTGTTGATTTTCATAGTTTCTTGTTTGAATACGTCCCGTAATTCCAATTAAAGCCCCTTTAGTTGCATACTGTGCCAATAATTCGGCTTGCTTTCGCCAGATTACAACATTAATAAAGTCGGCTTCGCGTTGTCCTTGGTCGTTTTTATAGTTACGGTTTACGGCTAAAGTAAAGCTAACATTTGCAATTCCTTGCGCTGTGTTTTTTAATTCCGGGTCGCGGACTAATCGCCCTACTAAAGTTACATTATTTATTGACATCTGTTAGAATCTCCTCTTCTTGTTGCTCTAGTTTATAAGCTTTCATAACTCCGACGATTTGGTCATAACTTAATAACTCCAACTTTTCTACATCAGGATAGCCAATTTGTGCTGCTCTAGCAATTGCTTTCTTTTTGTTAGCAGCTTCTGCTTTGGCTTCCAGTTCTTTTTGTTCCTGTTCCTTGCGATAAGTATAATTATCGTTATTTTCTACTGCGTCTTCATCTTTAGTATCATCTAAAAGGAAAATTAAGCCTAAAAGGTATTTAGCAGCATAAGACAAAGTGGCGCCAAAAGCTTGCTCGTAACTCATGCCTTTCTTTTCTTTTTGAAAAGGGACTTTTACAGTTGATTCTTTCACGTCTTCGCCGTCAGTTACTTCTCCGACTAATTTAAGCCATAACATACCCGCCATTTCAAAAATATCAGTATCAAGCCATAAGCCTAAATCATGTTTTACAAGAAGAGGTTTTAAAGCTTCTTGAATGTCTTCTACATTTCGATAATTATATTTTCCAAAGCTATTATATTGCGATTTATTCGCTTTTAGCTCTTCGCGTGCTTTATTTAAGTTTTTCAATATTTATACCCTCTTTTTCTTCGTCGCCGTCAAACCAAAAACTTTTATCATCAAATTCAAATCCCGGCGGCAATTCTTTTAATAAAGGAACTCTCTCTTCAAAGGTTAAACTGTCCCAATATTTATTCAATCTTCGCAAGTTGGTAACTAAAATTTTAGAACTTGAAAGGATATTTTTTTTTAGGCGTTCTACCTCCTTAGCGTGTGCTATTTGTTCTCTTTCGCGTTGTGTTTGCTTTGCCATGATTCTTTAACCTTTCTAAAGCGTTTTGTTCTTTGTTCTGCTCCGATTTTGTCGAATTCTTTCATAAAAGCTATTTCTCTCTGTCTTTGAGTTTTAAAATTTTTATACCAATATTCAAATCCGAATTTTTCAAATACCTTTCTTTTGATATATTGAGCGCCGTTGTTAGCTACTAAAGCGTTAATATTTTCGCGTTGCCCTCTATGCCCGGTCATTTGTCTATGATAGTTCGCTTTTGCTATTCGGTCATTCTCAAATTCTTCCCAATCTTTAGGAAACTTCACTTATTTGTCCTCTGTTAAAAAGTCTTCGATTTCGGTACGATTAAAGCCGATTTTATAGCGAACGTTTTCGCTTTGTGCTTTAACGATTCCCGTGTAAACTTCGTTATTTTCATCATAAACGCTAAGAGGGTCTTCCGGGTGGTGGCGGTTATAAAGCTCTGTAATTTGTTTGATACTAACCATGACGCCCGCTGCTAGTTCGGTGTTTCCGGTTTCCGTGTCTTCTTGGTACTGTTCGGAGAAATCGTTAATAACTGCGATTGTAAGTTCTTTTTCAGCAAGTCCTGCCATTGCTTTATATACTTCTGATTCGTTTTGTAATTCCTCAAATTTACGTTTTTTTCCAAACATATCATTTTATCCTTTCTTATTACCGCCCTCTCGTTCCTTAAAGGCTTTTTCTTGTCGTTCCCATTCTATCATTTTTTCTGTTCGATATATTCCATTATTACGATTTATTAGAACAGCTTCCTCTAAATTATCTAATAATACTTGTCGCTCGTAATCTTCTAATTTCGGGCTTGTGTTAATCATTCGTTTAAGAATTTTATAACGTTTTTTGCTGTAAACCCCGTCTACGTATCCTAATATTTTTTCAAATGTTTTATTCCCCTCAAAGCTCATTAAGTGAGCGTCAAAAGTTTCTGTAGTTGCAAAAAGTGACATCTATTTTTTCCTTTCATTTAAATAAGTTAATACAGCTATGGCAGCCCGTACGATTGTGCCGACTGCTGCGCAACATGTAAATATAAGTGTAATTGTTTCAAATATTTAACTACCCTGCCTTTCTATTTAACTTAATTATATCAAACTTCTTTTAAGTTGTCAAATATAATGATTACTATAATTTATATCTAATTTCATGAATTCTTTGAGAAGAGAACGGGGGCTAAGTGTTTCATTTCCTACAGCTTCCGAAATTCCGATAAAATGCCCTACATAATTTTCATTAGAAGTCATTCGAGATACATAATCAAAAGCGTCCATAGCTTCCGGGTCTACTGTATTAGGCGCAATGGCTAAGTTTACACGTTCAGCTAACTGTACGTCGCTTAATTCGTCCCCAAACGAGAAGAAAGGGATAGGCTTATCATAATAAATTTTTTCAACCATATAACCAAAAGCAGCTTCTTTATTTACTCCGGCGGCTGTAGTTTCTACCGTTTTTCTGTCTTTCCAAAAATAAAAGCGCCCTGTACTATTTTTTGTCATCCAATCTACAAAAAATCGAGCTTGTTCCGGTGTTTCAAAGGTTGTTAAGGCTGCTACGGGTTCGTCTTCTCCGTATTCAATTACTGTATTGTTTGGGTGTAATCTTAAAACGGTTTTTATAGTTGATTCCCGAAGCGGTGTTACATCTATCATTTTTCCACCCTCAAAAACTGCCGCGCCATTATTAGCAAAAACTAAATATTTAGCTAAACCTAAGCTATTTACAAACTCAATATCGCGACCGGTAACGATTACTACTTTATTTCCATTATCGTGTGCTTTTTGTAGCATAAATTTGCTAAATTCCGGTAATTGTTTTTTATCGTTTAGAAGTGTTCCGTCTAGGTCAATGAAATATACTTTATTCAAATTATTCGCCCTCGTGCTTTTCTAGCGCTTTTTTAGCCTTTTTCTCACTAATTCCGCGCTGTTTTGTTTCTCCGCCGCCTGTTATCCGCTTTTTCTTTTTAATTTTGCGGTCGCGACGTTCTAACTTATCCATGTAACGCTTTGCGTCACGTTGTACAGTTTCGCTAAAGTCTTCTAAGTTAACCTTTTCCATGATTCCACCCTCCAAATTCTGACGGGTCATAATGCCGCCCGTTTGTATCAAAGTAAAGAGCGTCTAGCAAATTACGATAATAACGGGCTTCGTGAATATCTCCACGTTCTTTTGCTTTCAAATATAATACGCTGTAATTTTCTTCTAATGTCATTTTTATTTTTCCTTTCTTATTTATCCCAAACAATACTTTGCTTTTTAGGTTTCAAAACTATGTAAGGTTCTAAGTCTTTTTCGACTTCTTCGCCGAATTTATCAGTTAATTGCTTCAAAGTTAAGCTCGTTAAGCTGTCCCAACCGTATTTTTTCATTAAAGCGTGTTTCGCCTTGTTATCTAAAGCTAATACCTTGTTAAAACTTTGTTTTCCATATTGAACGCGGTTAAATTGCTGCCCTTCGTCAAGTCGTTTTTTAACTTCTTCTTCTGCTTTCTTTTTTAATTTGTCAAGTGCTTTTAATTGGGCTAGTAACGCGGTTAAATCTGCGTTTTCTAGGTCTTTTACTATGCTAGGGTTAAGTTCTAAGCGTTCGCCTGTGTTAACATCTACCGGGACAAGTTGTAATTCCATTTTTTTATTTCTCCTTAATATTCTACTTTGTATTTTTCTGTGAAAATTTTATAAGCTGTTTCCGCTTCTTTTAAGGTTGCTCCGTGTTTCATTGCTGATTGAATGAATTTAGCTTTTAAAACTGTTTTTTCTTGTGGTGTCATTTTTCACCCTCTCTATATTTCTTAATTTTTGCTTGTGCTGTTTTAAGTTGTCGTTCCTTGATAACTCGAATGAAGTAAGGTAATTGTGTAAATTCAAGTTCAAAGGTTAAAAGGCAAATTGTTTCCGCTAGTAATTCGTGTTTCTCTTGTGTAGTTAATGCCATGTTAGCACCTCTTTCTTTATTTGTTAAACTTATTATACTAAACTTCTTTAGCTTTGTCAATACTTTTGTTTATTTCTTTTTTATTACGCGTTTCTTTTCGTTTTATTGCCTTAAGTGTTATATATGTTTCGCTTCTTAAGTCATAATAATTTCTAAGATAAAAACTTGCTAAAGCTTCGCTTTTAGTTCGTAAGTACCTATAGAAAGAATAAACTTTTATATTTTCCGGGTCTAAAATTTTCTTTTCCCATTGTATAATTTGGTCGTCTAGTTCCATTTGGTAGTCTGTGAAGTAGTTGCCTATCAAAGAATCATAGTTTGCGGCTCTTTCTTCTTGCTTTTCATTGTTTTTACCTACTGCTTTACCTTTCCGGCACGCTCTCCCCCCTTTCTCTAAATATTTACATTTCGGGTTAGTTCCGCCACAGTTCGGGCAAAACTCTTTTTTTACTCTAACTATTTTGAAACCTCCTTTCTTGTCTAAAACAATTATACCACCTTTAAAAATTATTGTCAATAATAAAGAATTATAACTGCCAAAAAAGTGGAGCTTATATAATACAGTCAAAAAACTATATTATTCTTTCTGATTTTAGAAAATCTATGTGTAAATCACTTACAAAAATGTTAAAAAACCTTGTAAAAATATTCAATTAATAACGGGGGTTTTCGGTCAAATAATGAAATTTTGGTCTATGGCTGCCAACCCTCCGGAACTCTTAGAAACTTAACTAAACTCTAGCTTAAACGATATTTCAAAGAGAGGAAAAAACATTGCATTTCTGTTTAAGATTCGTTTAAGTCCTGTTAAATAAAATTTTGAAATTTTGTTATCTGCGGAACGTTGAGTTACTGCG